GGGAGATACATAAAATGAACATGACAGCACCAAATTTAAGACCAAATCATATTGAAGATGCTCTTGTTAAAATGCACACTAACCAATGGTTTACATGGATTGATAGTGATAATAAAATTTATGCAAATTTACGTCTTACTGAAAAAGTAGGAATAGATGGAGAGATTGTAGACAATCCAGTTACAGAATTACCTACCGAAGAAGAAGTAAACGCAAAACTTGTAGAACTACAAACAGCTTGGGATAATGCTAATGTTTAATCCTTGTCCTGATTGTGGAGCAACAACAAAAGCAGATTGTAAGTGTCCTGATGAATGTGAGAGCTGTGGTGCATAGTGGCTCAAGTAGATATTAATTTAAAAAACCTAGTCATAATTTTAGGGTTACTAGGTGGATTAATAGGTAACGTATTTTTTGTAGGTAAACTTTACAATGAGTTTGAATTACTTAAAGATGATGTTGTTACAGTACAAGAAAATCAAAACGTCATTCAAATTAAACAAGAAATATTAGAACTTAAATATAAAATAAAATCTCTACGTTTAGAGATTGATGGAGATTACAGAGAATGAGTGATTGGAACACGCAAGTAAGTAACTTACAAAAAACCTTAGATGAGATAAAGATAGAAGTTAAGGAAAATAGAAGTGCTATTCAATCACTTAAACAAGAATTAGCAACAGGCAAAGGTAGTATCAAAGCAGTCATGTGGATAGGTGGTGCAGTCGGTGCAATATGGACAATAATGAAAATTTTAAAGTTAGGATAATAAATGGGAAAAGGATTATACGCAAACATTCACGCAAAAAGAGCTAGAATAAAATCTGGTAGTGGAGAAACAATGAGAAAACCGGGAACTAAAGGTTCTCCAACTGCTGCAAATTTTAAAAGAGCAGCTAAAACTGCAAAAAAGAAAGGGTAATATGCCAAAAAAACCTAAACCAAAACCTAAACCAAAACCTAAAGGTTACTAAATGAAAACAGAACAAATAGGAAGTTTATTAATGAATGATATTTCAGCTTTAAACTTAATTATATTAGTAGTTTTACTATTTTTAGTAAGAAAAAATAAATGTAAATGTAAATGTGGGTGTGGTAAATGCTAAATTTACTTTTAGGGCCAGTCGTTGATATTGTATCAACAAGCGTAAAAGGTTTTGTAGACACAAAAAAAGCAAAGGCTGAACAAAAAGTAACAGAAATAAAAGCTAAAACATCATTAATGGAAGCTCAAATAAAAGGTGAGGCTCAATGGGACTTAGAAGCAATTAAAGGTTCACAAGGTTCGTGGAAAGATGAATATTTAACTATTATTTTTTCACTACCTCTAATTTTATCGTTCATACCTTTTACAGTTACTTATGTAGAAAGAGGGTTTGAAGCTCTTTCAAAAACGCCTGATTGGTATTTTTACAGTTTAGGATTAATCGTGAGTGCGTCTTTTGGAATTAAAGGTGCAACTAAATTATTTAAGAAATAGGAGAACAAATGAAAGACTTTTTAAACGAGTTTAGATATTCTTGGAGTAATTTTTCAAGAACATTTAAATTATTTATTTATGGAGTAGCAGTAATATTATTAATTGTATTATGGAATAGCATATTTTAGTGGCTAATTCATTTGAAGCTAAAAGCAAAATCCTTCCGACACTTTTAGTAGACAAAGCCTATGAGTATCTCACTAGTGGTGATAAACTTACTGCTAGTGAACTCAAGGTTTGTTTAGAAGTTTGTAAAACATTTGGTGTAGAAATAGAAAAAGAAACACCTAAAAATATAACAGAAGATTTACCGTTTGATGAAGAAGAAAACACTAGCTATGGTGGGACGCACTAAAACAAAAGAAAAGGAAATTGAGCCACAGTTAAAAAACTTTAAAAACTTTTTATACCTTGCATGGAAACATCTTAATCTTCCTGACCCCACCCCAATACAATATGACATTGCAGACTACCTACAGAATGGTTCTAAACGATTAGTTATAGAAGCTTTTCGTGGAGTAGGTAAATCTTGGATTACATCTGCATTCGTATGTCACCAATTATTATTAAATCCCCAAAGAAACATACTTGTTGTTTCAGCATCTAAAAACCGTGCTGATGATTTTAGTACCTTTACACAAAGACTAATAGGTGAAATGCCTATACTAAAACATTTAGCACCTAGAGATGACCAAAGACATTCTAAAGTAAGTTTTGATGTAGCCCCGGCAAGAGCCTCTCACGCTCCTTCCGTTAAATCATTAGGCGTTACATCGCAGCTAACCGGGTCAAGAGCAGATTTAATTATTGCCGATGACGTTGAGTCAGCAAACAATTCTCAAACCCAACTAATGAGAGACAGGCTTAGTGAAACTATTAAAGAGTTTGACGCAATTATAAAGCCTGAAGTAGGGCGTATTGTGTTCCTTGGAACTCCACAGACTGAAATGTCTTTATATAACAACTTAGAAGAACGTGGGTTTAAAACTAGAATATGGACTGCATTATACCCTAATAAAATACAAAAGGTTAACTTAGGTGATAAACTTGCACCTAAAATATTAGAACAATTAGCAGAAGATAAAAAATTAGAAGGTAAACCTACAGACCCTAAAAGATTTGACGAAGTAGACCTAATGGAACGTCAAGCGTCTTATGGTCGTAGTGGTTTTGCTCTTCAATTTATGCTTGATACAACATTAAGTGATTTAGAAAGATACCCTCTTAAATTAAATGACTTAATATGCGTATCTGGTGTAGAGTCTTGGAAAGAAGCACCAGCAAAGATACAATGGGCTGGTGGTATTGAACAAATTAAAGCCATAGACAGTGAATTACCAAATGTAGGACTTAAAGGTGACTATTGGGTAGCCCCAATGCACATGAGTAACGAATATGCTCCATTTGAAGGTTCTGTTATGTCTATTGACCCTTCAGGACGTGGACAAGACAGAACAGGTTATGCAATAGTTAAAATGTTGCATGGTGTACTGTATTTAACCGCTGCTGGTGGATTAAAAGGTGGATATAGTAACCAAACTCTAGAACAATTAAGTCAAATGGCAAAAGATAATGATGTAAACTATGTTGTTATTGAGAGTAACTTTGGTGACGGCATGGCTACACAATTATTAAAGCCTATAATGTCTAGAATACACCCTTGTAGCATTGAAGAGGTAAGACACTCTAAACAAAAGGAATTACGTATTATAGACACTCTAGAGCCTGTTATGAACCAGCATAGGCTAGTTATTAGCCAAGAGTTAGTCAAAGAAGACTTTAGAGACGAAGTAGACCACCAATTGTTTAAACAGATGACTAGAATAACAAAAGATAAAGGTTCTTTAAGGCATGATGACGCTTTAGACGCATTATCTATTGCTGTAGGCTATTGGGTAGAAAGAATGGATAGAGACCAAGTATTAGCCTTTGATGAGCATAAGAATGACCTTTTACAAAAAGATTTAGATATATTTATGGAAAATTCTATTGGTAGAAAACACCAAAATACAAGGTGGTTTTAATAGTACCCCTATATGAACCTAGAGGGGGGGTTACCCAATGAGATATATAGTGTTAGTTATAGGTATACTATGGAGTACTATAGTATACTCTAGTAGTGTTAAAGAGAAGTTTATAGATAGAGTAGAAGGGTGTATACAAGCAATTGACCACCGGGACATACCCATTAAACTAATTATAGGGACAGCAGCATTAGAGAGTGGATGGGGTACTAGTAGATTTGCTAAAGAAGGTAATAACTTATTTGGTATCAGGACATTTAAGTCTCACGTACCACAATTAAAACCTTTAAAAAACCCTAATGCTAACTTTGGTGTAAAGGTATATAACGATGTATGCGAGTCAGTTGAAGACTACATAGACGTTATTGAGACTCACCATAATTATGTCAAATTCCGGGTATTAAAGTCTCAAGGTGTTTCTTTAGATGTTTTAGTGCATAACCTTGGTGGTTACGCAGAGAACAGTAGGTACACTATATTGTTAACCAAGGTGATTGGAAGCCTATGATTACAGAGTTACTTATCTTTTATATCTTACCTTATTATCTGATAAAGAGATTAATACGTATGTGCATGAATAAATTTAGTAAAAAAATCTGAGACCCTATCATATTAAGAAGAAGAGCCAGTTTCCCCATAGGCTCTTTTAAAATCTTAATAAATTCCTTATAAATCAAGCTTTTTTAATCGGTTATTGTAACCGTTGGGTACTTTTAGCTGACTTTTAGTTTTATTTTGGCTTTTTGTTTTAGATAGGGTCTATTTTTTTTTCAAATCAGTTCTAAACAATCTCATAGTATACCTTTAAATTGGCTTATGGCCTCGGCTTAGTGTGATTAATCACAAAACATATTAAAACGCACTGACACCTAAAAAAAGCACCATTAAACGCATTTATATGTTTTGGGCTAGTCTATGACCTATAAAAAATATAAATGTCTTAATGAATTAATCTTTTATCAAATTAAATGCGAATATGGGTTGATTAAATAATTTAAATGTTTAAATAAATATTAATTAGTTTGTTTTGTCTTTTCACCACTAATTAAAATAAGCATATAAAAAAGACGCTGAAAAGCTGAATTACATTTGGTTAAGCATGGCAAGGGTAAACGCTAAATTTAAGGTTATAGTAATAGTTTATCATTCAGAAATAAAGCCTAGTTAAATATGCATTTTATTATTTAACTTATTATCTGAAACAATTTTATTAATTGTATGAGAGTGACTTGATTTAATATGAATGTAATTA